ATTAAACGCAAAAATTCAAGATTTAACTTTTAAACTGGTTGCATTTAATACGGTTACGGAATCTCATTTTGATATTTATTCACAAAGGTTTGTTTTAGAAAACAGCCCGCAATCTTCAGGGGTTCAGCAAATTTCAAAAGATATTTCTTTGAATTATAACCTTCCTTCAAATGATAGGTTTAATAAAATGCAACTTTATAACGACGGGGTAAGCGGAACAAAAGAACTTTTTAAATGTTATTACCCTTTTCGTTTGTCATACGCTGATTATTTAGCTTTGTTAAATGTTGACGGGGTGTTCTTTGATAATACACAACCAAACGACGGGTTAAACCAAAATCTTTCAAACTATTCAGGAATTAGCAATTATCAAATAAAAGTTTTTATTGAAGCAAGCGTTTCAAATGATAATTTTTTAACATCTACTTTATACA